GGCGTTCGCCTGGTAACACTTTAGAGTTAACCCTGGCGGGTTGGCCTACAGTAACAACCAGGGAAAGATTAAATGCCATTCTTTATACTGAGGGTTACAACGTCAACGCTGGGGAAAGTTACGGTTATTATTTTAATCAAAAAAATCATAACCAATACTTCAGCAAGGTTTCTTTTAATGGGTATGAGCGTTCAACTGTAAGTAACCCAATATCTGATAATGAGATACTAACTTTAAACCAGGGGGATTTATGAACATGACCGCAACCCAACAACCAGGAACAATGATAAACACGCCTGAGGGAATACAACTTTATAAAATGATGTCTATGTATGGCGGTTTACAAATGGAGATAAACGGCCTGAAATCAAGAGGCCGTTCTGCTTATGTTCTTATCAAGGAGCAATACAATCTTCAAGGCACTAGGGTTTCCGTTCTTGAACAGTTTAGAGTTTTAATAATGGAGGCTAAACAATGACGACTTTTAATATTGTAAGGTTCTACCAATCCGATAAAAAGGCTGAGGTTCTTTTAACTGGTCTTAATCGTGAGGATGCGATGCAACACTGCAACGATATCGAAACATCGAGTCAAACGTGCCAAGATGAAAACAATGTCCAACACACGCAATTATTTGGCCATTGGTTTGATGGGTTCAATGAAGAATAAACACTAACCAGGGAGAAAACAAAAAGGGAGGTTTGCAGCCTCCTTTTTTAATGCCTGGTCGTTAGAGTTGCAGCTCTCTTTTTTCCTGTGGTATTAATTCAACAAATGATCTAAGCAGCCAAGTTATGATTTCCTTTAATAATGCGGGTTTGGTTGTGTTGTGTTTTTGCCACAACTCCAGGAGCTTCAAAATTCTAGAGCTTCCAACCTGGTTAAAATCTTGCTTTGGTTTTGTTGGTAATGCATCGCCTAAATCCAGGCGGTTAATTAACTATTCCAGTAAGGAGATATAACACTGCCCAGGTTAAATATCTATGATCCAGTTAATGGGTTGGTCTGCGGTTGGTGGTACTGGCTTACTGTATTAGATATCTAGTATCTGATTAGTATTAAAAATGGTTACTATCCTGCTCTTATACTTTAACTTCCAAGCTCCATGAAGGCCAGTTCCTGGGCATTTGTTCCTGGCTGGTAGATACTGACCAGGCAAAGTGATTAAAAGCCCAGTACAAAGGCATTAACGAATTCTAGGGATCTGGGAGAATACCCCCCAGGGAGGCTCATGCCAGACAGCTACTGTAAACGCTACCTCCAACCCACAAAAAACAAAATTTGAAAAAAAAGTGCTATTATATACCTATTGTGCTATACTACCGCTATGGAAAAAAAGATTGGTAACCCAGCATTAGTCAAAGGTATGACTTCATTGAACCCAGCAGGTAGACCTAAAGGCTCAGTAAACAAATATACCGCCCTCGCAAGAGAGTTAATGTCTAATAAAAGTCCTGAAATAGTCGAAACGGTAATTGCAAAGGCTTTAGATGGTGATGTTCACTGTTTGAAGATGTGTTTAGATAGGATATTACCCGTTCATAAAGCTGTGGATAGCAACCGAGCAAAGAATGATGCCCAGGTTATTATTAATGTAGCCTCTATAGACTCAATAAAACAAAAGGTAAATGAGTTTGACGATGCAGATCTTGTTGAACCAGTAGAAAAAGACGATGATGAAGTAATAGTTAATGTCAGCAAAACCAAAAAAAGCTAATTTACAGCCTTCTTTAGAAGATAATTGCTGTATATGTGCAGGTGAATACGATCCAGAGTGTGGTGGAGTGCAAGGTTATTTTGGTGCTACACCTGTTACCTTCTGTGAGTGGTGTTATTCTTCTGTTATAGATATGGCTAAGTATCATTTAGGAATTAAAGACCAAGATGGCTGAATTAAACATTGATTTACATCCCGCACAATTAAAAATATTTCATTCTGATAAGCGTTTTAAGATAGTTGCTGCGGGTAGAAGGTTTGGTAAGTCTTATCTATCTGCCTGGATATTGCTAATTAAAGCAATACAGTCCGAATCTAAAGATGTATTCTATATAGCACCTACTTTTCAACAAGCTAAAGACATTATGTGGGCTATGTTAAAAGAGTTAGGGAGAGATTTAATAGTACAAGCCTACGAGAATACTGCGGTACTTACACTTATTAATGGCAGAAAGATATATCTTAAAGGATCAGATAGACCAGAAACACTAAGGGGCGTTGGACTGGCGTATGTTGTGCTTGATGAATATGCTTCTATGAAACCACAGGTTTGGGAACAGATAATAAGGCCTACACTTGCGGACGTGCGTGGTGGGGCACTCTTTATAGGTACGCCTGCTGGGAAAAATCATTTCTTTGATTTGTATAAAGATGCTTTAGATGATGACGATTGGGATGCGTTTCAATTTACATCTAGAGATAATCCGTTTTTACCTGCTGATGAAATAACAGCTTCTAAAAAATCTATGTCCTCTATGTCTTTTAGACAAGAGTTTGAAGCATCGTTTGAAATATCTTCTGGTGGTATATTTAAAGAAGAATGGTTTCAAGTTTCTGAAGAACCTGCAGAAGGTAATTATGTTATTGCTGTAGATCCTGCTGGTTACGAAGATGTAGAATCAGAGCGTAATTTAAAACGATCTAGGCTAGACGAAACAGCTATTGCTATTGTTAAAATAGATAGAGATAAATGGTGGGTTAAAGATATACTACATGGTCGTTGGAATATTAAAAAAACTGCTAAAAAAATTCTTTCATCTGCGATGAAGGTAGAATCTTCTACTGTAGGGATTGAAACGGGTGCATTGCGTAATGCTATCTTACCTTATCTTGAAGATGAAATGAGAACAGAGGGTAAGTGGGTATCTATTATAGAAATGCGACATGGCGGTAAAAAGAAAAACGATAGAATTACTTGGGCGTTACAAGGTAGAATGGAACATGGTCAGATAACCTTTAATGACAAAAGAGAATGGAAAGAATTTACAAATCAAATGGTAGACTTTCCAAATAGATTAGCACATGATGACATGCTGGATGCATTAGCGTATATAGACCAAGTAAGTGTTGCAGATTTTGCTCACAGTATTGAATTAGATGATGAATGGAGTCCAATGGATGCAATTGCAGGATATTAGTAATTTAACAGACGAAGAAATAGAACAATTGTTGCTTTTTAGTAGTGATGAAGATACTATTATGCAAAGATATGTTGTTGCTTGTGAAATTATATCTAATTTGTTAATGGACACTTTAGGTCATCAAGAAAGTTTATATCCAGAAATTGTAGATCAATTTGAAGATTCAATAGATCTTACTATATGTAAAATGTTAATGGATGGCGATGTTATTGTAGAACCTATAGATAGAAAACTACATTGATATGCAAAAATGTGTTATAATCGGCACTTATTAGGAGTATATAATGATAAAACGTAAAATAAAACGTAAAGTAAAAGTTGGTGCGGTTTTAAGAGATAGAACTATTAGTCCAAGTCTTAAATTAATTAGATTATCAAGTCAACTTCTAGTAGGCAAATTTAAATAAATGAATAATCAAGAAAACAAATACCAGGCATTAGCTAGTTGGTTATCATATCGACTTGAAAGTTGGCGTACTCATAGAAATATAAACTACATTCCAATGTGGGATGAGTATTATAGACTATGGCGTGGTATTTGGTCTGCTGAAGATAAAACTAGGCAATCAGAGCGTTCAAGAATTATTGCTCCTGCACTACAACAAGCTATAGAGTCCTCAGTTGCAGAACTTGAAGAAGCTACATTTGGCAGAGGCAAGTGGTTCGACATTAAAGATGACATGCTTGATCAAGATCCTGCTGATGCAGAGTATATTCGTAATTTATTACAAGAAGATTTAGAAAAATCTGGTTGCAAAGATGCAATTTGCGAAACATTTCTTAATAGTGCAATTTATGGAACAGGTATAGCAAAGATTGTAGTTAAAAAAAATACAGAAAGAGCTCCTGCAGAAGAAACAATTCCAGGAACAATGGCTACTACTCGTACAATAATAGAATATGAAGGTGTAGATGTACACCTTGAGCCTATTTCTCCAAAAGAATTTTTAATTGATCCTTCTGCTAACTCAATTGATGAAGCATTAGGTGTGGCACACGAAGTTATTAAACCAAGATATCATGTAGTAGAAGGAATACGCTCTGGTATTTACAAAGATGTACCTTTAAATGGTGATTACGATACAGTTAGATTCGGTTATGATCCAGAAATTTCACAAGCAGACGAATCTGATGCTGTAAAAATTACTGAATACTGGGGTAAAGTACCTAAAAGATTTCTTAAAGCAAGTGCAGATAAAGATGATTTTGAATATGATAAATCAGCTTCTAATGAATTAGTAGAGGCTGTTGTTACTATGGTAAACGATGAATACATTTTAAGAGTTGAAGAAAATGCGTTTATGATGAAAGACAGACCTTTTATTAGTTATCAACACGACATTGTGCCAAATAAATTTTGGGGTAGGGGCGTAGCAGAGAAAGGATATAATCCACAAAAAGCATTAGATGCAGAAATGAGAGCAAGAATAGATTCATTAGCACTTACTACTACACCTATGATGGCTGCAGATGCTACTAGATTACCTAGAGGAGTTAAATTTGAAGTTAGAGCAGGTAAAACTGTATTAACTAATGGTAATCCTAGAGAAGCTATTATGCCTTTAGACATGGGCACTACTGATCAATCAACATTTATGCAAGTGCAATCTTTACAAAACATGATACAAATGGGTACTGGTTCTGCTGATACAAATGCTGGTGGAGCAGGTGGTGATACTGCTAGTGGCATGTCAATGATGCAAAGTGCTGCTATTAAAAGACAAAAACGCACTTTAATGAATTTTCAAAACACATTTCTTATACCTTTGATTAACAAAGCTATGTATAGAAAGATACAATTTGATGTAGACCGCTATCCTGTTAATGATTATAAATTTGTTCCTTATTCAACTATGGGAATAATGGCAAAAGAACTTGAAATGAATCAAATGGTTCAAATGTTACAAGCAATACCTAAAGACTCTCCAGCATTTAATGTTATATTACTTGCTATGATGCAAAATTCTAGTATACACAATAGAGATCAAATTGTTAATGCTCTTATGCAAGGTGATGAAGCAAATCCAGAAGCAGAACAAATGCAACAAGCACATATGCAGTTAGAAATGGCACAAATGGAAGCTAATATTGCTAAAACTCAAGCTGAAGCACAAGAAGAACAAGCTAGAGCTGTATTACATCAAGCAGAAGCAATGAGAAAACAGCCAAATGAAATTGATATACAAGAAAAAATGCTAAAACTGCAAAAAGATCAGATTGGATTGCAAAAACTTATTGCTGATATTGAAAACAAACGCTCTGAAACAGCTAGAAACATTCCAGAAGTAGAACATCTTAAATCTGAAACTATATTAAACCTAGCCAATGCTAGAGCAGCAGGAAATAAAGCACAAATTAACACTAATTTTTAATTATGAATAAAACTGATCAAAAATTCCTAGAAGATAGAGTAGGAATGACAGAAACAGAAGGTTGGTTAGATTTATTAGAAGATGTAAAAAATTTACAGAATAGTATTGCTAATGTAGAGAATATTAATTCTGAAAAAGATCTTTGGTTAATCAAAGGTCAGTTGCGAGTAATAAACTTTATTTTAAGTTTAGAAAATGCAACACAACTAGCGTTGGAAGAACTTCAAGACGAGAATCCAGCATAATATAACTTCATAACCCCAAGTGGGCGGAGAACACAATGAGTATAGTAGTAGAAGAAGCACCTCAATCAGGTGAACCAATAACAGAAATGCAAGAAGAAGTAACACAGATTCAGAATGAGGAAACTCAACAAACTGAAACAGACCTTCCTGCTAAGTATGCTGGAAAATCGATGGAAGAGGTAATAGAAATGCATCAGCAGTCTGAAAAACAGATGAGCAAACAAAGTAATGAAGTTGGAGAACAAAGAAAACTAATCCAAAGTCTTATAGATGCACAAAACAATGCTAATCTAACTACACCACCAGAAGAACCTGTAGCACAGGAGGATAATTTCTTTGACGATCCAGTTAACGCTGTAAATAAAGCCATAGAAAACCACCCAGATGTTATAAAGGCAAGAGAAGAAAGAATGGGAAATGTGCAAAAGCATAATTTGGATTCCTTAGATAAGGCTTATCCAGATTGGCAAGAAACCGTTAAAAATTCTGGCTTCCAAAAATTTATTGGTGATAGTGAAACAAGAACAGAAATGTTTCGTAAGGCTGATACTGAATATAGATCGGATTTGGCAATTGAACTTTTTGATTGGTACTCACAAACAAAAATGTCGGGTGCAACTCAAGAAGCAGTTGCTTCAGAAAAGTCTAAAATAGAAAAAGCTATGAAACAAACAAGTTCTGAAACAAGATCATCAGGAGATTCTGTAGGTGGAAAAAAGGTTTACCGAAGAGCTGATTTAATCAACTTGCAGGTAACAGATCCTAACCGATATGCAGCATTGGCAGATGAAATTCAGTCAGCGTATGCAGAAGGTAGGATAAAATAACAATACTATAACAGGAGAAGAAACATGGCGTTAGGAACTAATGGCGTAACAGCTGCGGTTGCCAATAACTTCATCCCAGAATTGTGGAGCGATGAAGTTATAGGTGCTTATAAAACAAATCTTGTGTTGGCTAATTTAGTCACCAAGTTATCTCACAAAGGTAAAAAAGGCGATACTATTTACATCCCAGTTCCAGCAAGGGGTGCAGCAAGTGCGAAAGCAGCTAATACACAAGTCGTGTTGTCAGCAGCTACTAACACAGCAGTAACAGTAACAATCAATAAGCATTATGAATATTCTAAGCTAATTGAAGATATTGCAGAAGTACAAGCATTAGCTTCAATGAGGAAGTTCTATACTGACGATGCAGGTTTTGCACTCGCAAAGCAAGTTGACTCTGATCTATTTGCTTTAGTTGAAGGCTTTCAAGGCGGTACAGTTGGTGGTACAGCAGCAGCTTCGTATGAAAAAGCATACATTGGTTCTACTGGTGCAGCTTTATATACAGGTAACTCATCTAACGCAGCAGACATTACGGATGCTGGTATTAGAGCGTTAATCTTAAAGCTAGATAATGCGGATGTTCCTATGGACAATCGTGTAATTGTAATGCCTCCAGTAGCTGCAAATGACTTGTTAGGTCTTAACAGATTTACTGAGCAACAGTTCATTGGTAACGGTGATGCAATTAAAACAGGCAAGATTGGAATGATCTACGGTATGGATGTTTACATCTCTACTTCATGCCCTACTGCTTCTGGTAACTCTGGCGCAGATAGAGTTGGCGTAATTATGCACAAAGATGCTCTAGTTTTAGCAGAGCAAGTTGGTGTCAGATCTCAAACGCAATATAAACAAGAATGGCTAGGTGACTTATTCACTTCAGACACACTTTACGGTGTTGCTGAATTGCGTAACGATGCTGGTATTGCTTTTGTAGTTCCAGGCTCATAGTAGTTAATTGAGTTGTAACCCCTTCTAACGAGGGGGTTATTCTAAGTTAATTAGGAAATTTATGGCTATTGTACAAACAGAAATGGACTCTTTAATAGAAGTTCTTGCCAATAATCAAGATAAAAATTTTATACAAAGAATTTTAAATAAAAATGATTATCCAGAATTAGAAGGCGTAGGTAAATCAAAAGGAAAAGTGCATACTCATTTAATGTCTGATACTGAAATAGATGGTAGATTTTTTGTTTATCCAGAAGTTGTACAAATTGATGGGGAGCTTGTAAAGAAAAACAGAGAAGAAGCATTAGATTATGCTTTAGAAACTGGAGAATATGTAGAGTTACCTACGCAATCTTCAGCCTCTTGGTTTGCTAAAAACTACAAAAAATATTGGGATAAGATGGGATATAAACATTAATGCCTATTTACGAATACCAATGTAAAGATAGCCATGTTTTTGACGAAATGTGTTCTGTACAAGATAGATTACAAAAAAAAGAATGTCCAGAATGTGGACAAAAAGGTCAATTTAGAATAAGCGTTAGAGATACACAACCTCATTTTGGCAATCAAGATACTCTTTTTAATATGCGAGAGCGTAAACGACTAGGAAAGGACGATTTTAATGGACATATTTAAAGACACTGTTGAAACAGATACTACTGGCTTATTGGAGATAGATCGCTTCAAAGCTAGAATTATGGAAATCTGGTCAAGAATGTTAAATGAAACTTATTCTCAATACTATGATGA